TTGGATACGCGACTATAGGTGCTATTGATAAAGTTCCAGTGTCTGCTGGAACTACCAAGCACCCTCTTGCAAGGTTTTAGGGAGGGCGACAAGTGGCACTCGGAAGAAACGAATACTACGTTCGACCAACGAACGGATCTGATGTCGCCGGGCAAGGAACGTCTCACGCAACTGCATACCAAACGCTTAACTTTGCGGTGAGCGATATTACGAGCACGCATGGTGTAAACGCCGGAACAAGGTCAGACCGTATCAATATTTGTGATGAAGCAACGGCAGTAGTCACTTCAAATGTCACTTACACTTCGCAACTTTATGGTCGTACCTACGAAGGGTACACTTCAGTTGCCGGTGATGGTGGTATTGGCGTACTAAACATGGGCACAACCGGAGGTACTGCTAGGTATTTTAACAGTAGAACTTATACCAACTTCAAGAACTTAGAAATTTTTGGGGGTTTGAATCCTTTGCGGTTATCATCTGGGACAGCTCAAAACGTCAAAATACACGACACTGCCAGCGGTTGCATCGACTTAGCGACTAACGCAATGCTAATTGACTGCGAAGCATATAACATCAATAACTTTTTTGTCACCGCCACAAGTGGTCAATGCACGATAATCGGATGCAAGTTTTGGCCCGGTACAGGATCGGGTATAAGTGGAATAGGTATCGCTCTTGGATTCAACAGTCGAGTATCAAGGACCATAGTTGACATTGGAACAGGCACTAACAATGCGATTCAATGCAATTCAAGCATCAACATGATCGACGGCTGTTCTATTGTTTCTCGTGGAAACGCTAGTACAAGTTCTCATGCTGTTCGCGTTTCATCAATTCAAACAACAATATCGAATTGCCTTATACAAGGGTGGTCAGCAACGGGACAAGTTGCCATTCAAACAACAGGTTCCACATACAACATCTTTAGTGTCAGCAATAACGCTTTCTACGACAACGACACGGACTATCCAACCGGATCTGTGATGTCTGCTTCGGACAATGAGAATCCTGGTGCCAGTCTATTCGTTGACCTCGCGAGCGATGATTACACGCCCGCAAACATTGGCAATATTCGGAACGGATCATACGGTGCTTTGAATATATCTAAGGGTGCCCATCAGCTTTCCGCAGGTGGTGCTGCTGCTGCGGCTTTTCATCCGTTGGCGTACAATTAGGACAGATCAATGGAACAGACAATTCAGGCAGGAAACAACGTCAGGATCATTGTCAATGTTGTGGATTCAAGTGGTGCCCATGTAGCAGCCACAATTAACACATCAACAACGAGGCTACAGAAAGGCAATACATCTGACACAACCTGGAATAGTGCTACACCAACTGTGGAAACGATTGCCACCGGCGTGTATCGAATAAACTTTTCTTCACTCAGCCCAGCGGTATCTGTAGCAGACAACGACGATCTTCTACGAGTTGCCATCAACGGAGACATTGGTGGCACTGCTTGGACAGAGTATCACTTGCCTCTTCGGTGCGAGGTCAACAATACTTCGCTGGCAAACATTGAGGACGCTGGCGACAATTACTCTGCAACCAGAGGTTTGTCGGGAACTGCTTTGCCTAATGCTGCTGCTGGAGCTTCCGGAGGACTTCCTACTGACAGCACAGGAAAGACAGCCTTTAATGATGTAACGGCAGCTGCTGTAAGGTCTGAAATTGATAGTAACTCAACTCAGCTAGCAGCAATCGTACAAGATACAGGCATTGATATTCCGTTATCAATTAGCAACTTGAATGACTTATCAAGCACTGACGTTTCTAGTGCTGTTTGGAATGCTGCTACAGCGAGCTACGGCACTGCTGGTAGTTATGGATTATTGATAGAGACCAACTTGGACGCTGCTGTATCTTCTGTTGGAGGTGACGATGCTGCTACAATATGGTCTTATGCAACGAGAGTGCTTACTGCTAACACCAACTTTAATGACTTAGACGCTGCGGGAGTACGAGCGGCTGTAGGACTTGCGTCAGCTAACTTAGATACTCAACTTTCGACTATTGACACAAATGTAGACTCTGTACTGGTAGATACTGGGACGGACATACCAGCATCTATTTCTGCTCTAAACGATTTGTCTACAACAGATGTATCTGGAGCGGTTTGGAATGCAGCCACAGCAAGTTATGGAAGTGCTGGATCATACGGATTACTGATTGAAACCAACTTAGATGCTCAAGTGTCAACGGTAGGTGGTGGTGATAGTGCAGCGACGATTTACTCTTACTTCACTTCAGGAAGTAATGAGGACGCCTTCAAAGCAGACGTAAGTAGTTTAGCAACTTCGGCTGCTATTAGTGCATTGAATGATATATCAGCTGCGGACGTTTGGAGTTATGCTACCAGAACTATAACCTCTGGAGGAATAACTGCCAGCGAAGTTACTGACGCAGTTTGGGATGCTAGTGTGGCAAGTCACAACACAGTAGGAAGCTTTGGAAAAGCATTCAGACAAGTTAAAGAAGGTTTGGTTAGCATAGACGGGCAAGTTAATGACCTTTCTGCTACCTCTACGTCTTTTATTACAAATTTAGCTACAGCTGTTGACGATTATTATAATGGTCAAACTCTTCACTTTATTAGTGGATCTCTTGCGGGTCAAAGTCAAGTTATTAGAGATTACGATGGTGCAACAAAAACTATCACCTTAGACTCTGCCCTAACTTCGGCCCCGTCTGACACAGACGAGTTTATCGTGCTTTCTACACATGTACACACTATGCTAGAAATTGAGGCAGCTGTAAATGCTGAGGTATTAGACGTACTTACTACCGATACTTTCGGAGAACCCACGGGAGTGCCACTAGAAACAGCCTCTATTAACTACAAATTAGGAACGCTGTATAAATCCCTAATAAATCAAATAACTGTTACCGCTACCAAGAAGACGTTTCACACTACTGCAGGAGTGGCGGATTGGGAAAAAGACCTATCTGATACAGGGACAACTTACACGGAAACCAAAGGTAACGCAGTTTAATGGCTATAGACTCTGAAAGAAAAAGAAAGTCAATTGTAGCTATTGGGTTTCCCTCGGTAGGTCCAACCGTAGTTCCAGACTCCACTATTGGTGTTGGTGATAGACAAACAATAGCATATAATTACTATGGAATAAGTAGTGAAATATCTCTAGCATCTTTTGTATACATAGATAGTATTAGCTTGGGAGTTCCTTCAAGTTTAGCCTCTATTTGGAATCCTGTAGGCCCAGATATTAGTATTTGGATTCCTGTACAAACTGCTCACGAAACCCAAATTTAGATTGAGGGTTAATATGGCTATTGTTTTAAAAAACTCTACTGGAGTTGTTCAGTCTATTGACGAAGGTGAAAGTGCAGTAATTACAGCCACCTTTAAAGACAGAGATGGGAGTCAGCTCGAAGCTTCCTCTATCACCTCTTTAACTATGTCTTTATTTGTAGACCCTTGTTACGATCCAGAGGACAAAGCTACTATTATCAATAGTAGAGACAACGTGGATATTCGATCTTCTTTAGAAGTAGACGGCACTTTATTGCTAAAGCTTACTCCTGAAGATAATGCAATCATTTACGCAGATAATAAACAAGAAGATCACATTATAAGATTGACTTGGACTTGGATTAATGCTGACGTTTCAACCTTAACCGGCATAGCTGAGTACTACGTCACTATTGTAAATCTTGACACTACATACTCTGGGTAATTGTATGCCTAAACGAACAACTGCCGAAGCTGTTAGGACTATTTGCTCCTTGCCCTCTAACCTTAATTTGAATGGGTTTATTGAGACAGCAGCTATTATGGTCGATTTGGTAGAGCAAGAGGGCGAGAAAGATGAGTGTAGGCTTGAGTTAATTGAGCGTTGGCTTACTGCTCATATGGCCACCTTAACCGTGGAGCCTACTATTACTGAAAAACAAATAGACGTAACAAAGACAAAGTATAACGTTCCTCCATCTGGTACGAGTTTAAGAGACACGCCTTACGGTTTACAGGCTTTAGCATTAGATCGTACCTACTCATTAGAGGACCAGTACGGCACTAAAGTTAGTTCGTTATGGGCTGGCGACGTAGAGGACCACGATCATTATGGTTGATATTTTACCAGGTCTTTTAAATCAAGTTGCTATTTATTGGCCTATTGGTGCATTGACTCAATCGGGTAGAAGGGACTACGCTTCTGTAACCCCTGTAGAGGTTGCCTGTCATTGGACCTATGAGGTTACTTATAAAACTACCCCTGCGGGTCAGCTACCTAAGAGTAGTGCAAGAGTGCTAACTTTAGTTGAAGTTGTAGAGGGCGGTTTACTTTGGTTGTCTACTGCGACCATAAACGATGAACCCGGAACTGCTTTGGCTCAGATACCAGTAACGGTGCCAACTAATAACACTATTGAGGTAGTAGAAAGACACTATTCAATATCCGCTGATGAAATCTTATACAAGGCGTATGTATAATGCCGATAGTTGTAGGTCAGAGAAGAGGTCTATTTGGTTTTAGAAGTTTGGGAGGCGGTCCCACTATTCAAGTGGAGGGCATAGAGAATACAGTTAGGTTAGTGCAAGAATTAGGAAAAGAGAACAAAAAAGCACTTAGAAAGGGTATGGAAAAGGCTGGAAGATTTTTGTTGGCAAGATCAAAAGAGCTGGTACCAGTAGCTACAGGAAAGTTAAAAAGAAGTGGTCAGTCTAAAGTCTTAAATGATTCCAGTGGAATGCCTAGATACATCGTCAGTTATGCTACTCCTTACGCATTATACGTGCACGAAGATTTAGACGCATTTCATGAGGTAGGTCAAGCCAAGTTTTTAGAGAAACCGGCAAGAGAATACAGACTAACTTTAATTCATATGATTAAGGAAGAAGTCAGAAAGTCTACCCGTAGAGTTGGAAGAATGAGACTGAGGGGGCGTAGATGACCGGCGTTTTAAATCACTCTCCAGCAGAGATAACACTAGAGTTACTTATTGAAGAGACTTTAGGGTATCGTGTTAGTGACGCTTCTCCAGTGGATTGGATGGTATTTTTAAACACTACACGAAACGAAAAATACGTATCTACTTCTGATTTTTTAGTAGATAAAACTATTACCGTATACGACACTCAAGGTATAGTAGGGGACAGAGTGCAATTTGGAGTTTACCCGGAAAGTCACGGTGTTCAAATTGCTCTTAGATTAAATGAATACGAAGAAAGAGTTGGCTACTTAAAAGCAAAATCAATACAAGATCATTTAGACCTTCAAATAAATCGCAAGTCTTTAACAATTGACTCTACTAATTATTTGATTCACTCTTATAGCAGGTCAAGCGATATTGTTAGAGTGAATAACGTGTCTAAGGATGATCATACAAAGGGACTGATGTTTACCCTCAACCTTTTAATTTTTGTTACAAAAGTTTAGGAGAGTTTTATGGCTGTTTCCAGATCTACCCCGGTTGGTACCATGCTAGAAAATGGCTATCAATCTTTCGTTGCTTTCGCAGAAGATCCAGATGTGTCTTTCTGGGAGAAAACTGTACAACCTTTGGGTCTTGACGGTGGTGAAAAGATTGATATCACCACTATGCATAACACGACAATTAAAACCTATGCAGCTCAGGCTTTGCCTGGGTGTACGGACGC